CAAGAAGCAAAGACAAAAGTAGCCGCATATTACTTTCCTTTGATAATCTTGTTTTCTAGGGTCTGGGTGTAATAAAGAAATGGTGCGCTTGTGTAAGCATCGTTCTTGGCTGCTATCTCAAGTGCCTTAGATATTGTTGCTCCTGCTTCCAGCGCCCCGATAGCATAAGACGAACCTGAGCCGACACTATAAAATCCAGTTCCATCAAGGTTGACTGACATATCATCTGCTATCTCAAAGACCTGCCCCCCAATAGCAATAAGAAAATTGAACTTGGTTTCGTCTTCCTCTTTATCCCATTTGTATTCATGTTCCTTGAAGCAAGCCTTTAGAGAAGGAATTACCTTAGCAACCATGAAATGATAAAGGTCATTCCACTCAACTCCTTTAGGGCTTGGGGGTTTCCAGATATGTTGAGCGATATCGCAGGGCGCACATTCACCAGAACCAGCAATAAGAAAAGAGCCGCGTTGAGTAATTTTTACCATTTCGACATGTCGTTGAACGCGACCACTGTCACTGGTGACTTGGGAATCCGCACCGAATACAACTCGGTCTTTTTTCTGGACTGCGATTATTGTGGTCACGGGTCAAGATTACCCGATGTTCTGACCCGAACTGAGTGGTTGGCGAGGAGCCACTCAGTATCGGTATGTCGTTACTTCTTGCTTGACTTTGTCTTTAGTTTCTTCGTGATTTCTCCTGCTACGGCTTCAGCAACCTTGCCGAACGCAGGGTCTTTCTTATTGAAATATCTAATCAATACGGGCAATACGGCTACCCATAACGCATTGGCTACACCAAACCACTCGCCTGACCCAAAGGCAACTGGAGATAAACCCGAAACTGTGGAAACGCCTACTACTGCGGAAAATACTGCCCCGCCCAGATGGCGCAGATAACTTTCTAGAATTTCTTTGTTCATTTACTACTCCTTTGTCGCCAACTTCTGAACGAGTTCATAGACATCGTCCAGTCGGTTTGAAATACCGCTTTGGCGTTCCTCTAATCTTACTACCCTATCTCTTACCGAGTAGCCACCATTGGGGCGAAGTTCAGCCATCGCGTCTTCAAGTCCGCGTAATCTATCGTCTAATAGATTCTCAAAGGCAGACTTAATCGGTTTCCAGACCATTTTAGTTCCTATCGCCAATACCCCAATAATCGCCCCAGATACAGTAGCAACGATTTGAGCATATTCTATAAAAGTCATTGGTAAAGGATACCTAAATGCCTTCGCATATTGCAGACAACACGAAAATAACTTTATCTAAATCTTTCATGCTAAAGCCCCACGTCTGCTAACTTACCTAAGGCGAAAATATCTCCTCGGTTCACTACTAAAACTACAATGTCGTCAACTGTTGGGGTATAGGAATCTAAGTATCGGATATTAGTTACAGATGTGTCTGACCCCGCAATGAGAACTGTTATGTAACCGCCTGCCTCGTCTGTAACTTTGCCAAAATGAAAGGAAGTGCGGATATGGCTTTGGATTATCTTCTGTAAAGAATTGTTGATGTCCATTATCCACCGACCTGAACTATCTCATTAGCATCAACTACGCGAACAACTCTAGCGTCTGCGGTCAGTTGGTCTTCTGGCGCAAGGGGAATATCTAAACTATCTATGATTACAACTCTATCTACTTTTGCTCCCGTATTACTGATATAGACAACATCATTTGCATCTAGGGTTGGGTCAACTAATCCGTTCCAGCCAATACTTTCTTGTGCGCCGATATAACGATTCAATAGTAAATAAGCAGCAGTTAGGGCTTGGGCTTCGGTTGCTAAGAGATTAGATGTTACGAAAGTAGGTGCTTCACCAAATACTCCGAAACGATAAGTTGGACTTGTTGTATCTTCGTCCCATGCTTCAACCCGAACAGGCGTAGTAACTTGACTCCCTTCAAGTGTATAGATTACGCCGTTGTAGGTTTCTTTTGATGACATATTTCTGTTGATAGATGTAATCGTATTATTTGACCCTTCTACATAGGAAGCAACAACAACTGCTCCATCAAGGCTTGGGAACTGCCTCATAGTTGCTATTCCGTTTGGGTCAAAGAACAAATCAAATCCTACTAATTCGCATAGTTCAACCGCGTCTTTCCATGGGTCATTTTCATTTTCAGCACCAAGAACAACTTGATTTATTGTTACATTGGTGACGGGAAAATTAGTTTGTATGTCGTCATAGCGGTCTTTGAGTAAATCTTCAATAGCATCTTCTAAACTGCCATTAGTAACGTGATACGGCTCTAACCACTTATTCCTAGATACCTTTAAAGAGCGGTCTTCTCCTTCAATGTTTATCTCTACTCCTTCGTTGCTATCAGATATTTGGATATCCGTCATGATGAATACACCCAGAGGCACGTATTCTTCTGTCCCGTCTGCAAACTGAACCCCACGATAAAGCCTGAGTTCATTTCCGAAGGGGGTTAAAGTATCAAATCCTGAATCGGGGACTAAGTTAGTGTTGCTTCTATCTGTAACAAGGTGAACCGAGCAAGTTCGTCGTATCGCAGATTTAGCGTCAACCTTAACGTTGCCTTTGTCTATATCTAAAGTAGTTAACTTTTGGTCTTGGTTCCAGACTTCCGCCTTGGCTATAACGACGTGGTCGGTAATTACAGCAGACTTGAGTGCCGCACTCGCTGGATACATTACTCATCAACCTCAACATAGCGCAGGGTTATGTCTCTATGAACTACGCCACTTATAGTTTCGGCGTTCCAGTCGCGTGAAACAATGCGTATGTACTTTTGGTTGCCGTATGGGTCTTGCGCCAAGATAGTTCCTTGATGTGTGAGTATCGTGTAAAACTCGTCCCACTCTGCTTCTGTAATTGTTTTTATGTTATATCCGCCATCTTCGCCTTGAAGTGGTCCAGCGACAACAATTGGTCGGGTAGCGCCCAAAGGTCTGAATACTGTATTCGGTTCATCTATTTCGACATCTAGTTCTTTTAGTACTCGAATTGAACCTAAGTTGTAATCGGGTTCTTCGATAACCTTGAACCACCATGTTTCATCATTGGTGATAAGGATTTGTTGAACTGTTCCCCAGTCAGAAGGGAACTCTTGGTCGCTGGCATTCACTGCAACTGAACGACACCGATAATACGCAACTGTGTCTCGCGGTGCTTCGTAATCAACAACAGTCCCAACATGTGAAGCGTTCGGAGTTATGTTTTCGCCATCTCTAATTTCCGCATAAACCACGCCATCATCATCGGAGCGGTGAACATCATAATATTGCGAAACGTAGCCTGCTGGAACTGCGGCTCCAGTTAAAGTAAAAGAAGCCTTGCCTAAGTTCGCGTCCCATGCGACTGCCATCGTTGGAATAGTAGGTGCGGTGTAACTGATAGTGAATTGACTGAACGCATAATCGCTCCAGAAAGGCTCTCCGTTTACTGACTTTGCCGTGCGCACATAAGCGCGATAAAACCCAGCCAATAGTAGCGTTCCAACTACCGCCGTATTATCTGATGAAGCGATTTCACCAGAATCATAGGTTGCAGTAGAAGTTGTAGCACTAAATCCGCCAGCGCCATATTGCGCAGCAGTAAATACCTTAATTTGATAAAATGCTTGAGTTTCATTATCGGTATCAGAAAATGTCCAAGTAACATCAGGCGCGGTAGTTGAAGTTATTGTTCCTGTCGGGGCAGAAACGGATACAGTTGGTTGGGCTGAAATATCAACATCTATGTAAAGTTCATAGAACTTGCCTCTGTCGCCTGTTTCTTCATACTCAGTTATTTTTCCACGGAGTCCATTTATTGCCGTCTGCGACCACGCTTCACCATTAGGGGCAGAAGTGTAGTAAGGTCCAGTGAAAGTAGTTACGGAGTTTGTTCCTCGTATTGCCAATGCTGAGTGGAAATAGTTTTGATTTTCAACTCTCGCACCCAGATAAACATTTAATCTGCCTTCGTCCGTAGGTGTATCACATCTTGCCCGAATACGAACTTGCTTAACTCTTTGTGACGCTGAAATGGTAGTGGTTCCGAAATCAACTATTGCTGATGCTTGTCCAACAACTGATGAGGTTTTCTGTAGAAAGGTGGCATCGGTATCATCACTCAAAGTTGCGTGAATACTTCCTCCTCCACCAGTCAAGGTAAAAGAACCAGAACCAGAAGCAGTTGCGTTTGGTCGGACTGTTGTGACTGCCATTACTTACCTTTCCTAGCGCTGGTTGCTGCCTTCAGCGTAGCGCCAACAACTGCTTTGGTTTGTGAAGCGGTTGGAACGGACTTAGTGTTAATCGTTACATTAGCAACCGACTGCCCGCCAAATGGCATGTTCGCTTTAGATACAGTATTGGAGCCAGTCATTTTAGGTGCTATAACTGGTTGTCGCATCAGACCTCTTGGTGCTGATGGTCCGACTGCAACTGCTTTTGTTGCTTCTGGTCTGAAGTTAGGCATACTTGTTGATTTGACTAGATTAGCGCCTTGATTCTTTGCTTTATTAACACTTTCTTTTGCTAATTGAAGTTGCGTCTTTGATGTTGCTACTCCTGCTTTCGTAACCGCAATAACTTTTTGAGAAGCAGCAGTTGATTTACTTACCGCGCTCTTTGTCGCTTTAGCGGCACTTGCCGCAGCAGATGCGGCTTTGGAAGCACTTGCGGTTGATTTATCTCCGTCTCTATCTTTTTCCTCACCCTTACGCACTGCGGCAACATCAAATCCACCACCGCCGTCAAACTCAGGAACGTCAACATCCACCCCAATAGAGGCAGCAGCACTAGCCATGGCAGCAGCAATAGCAGCAGCAATACTTTGAGCAAGAGCAACCAAACGAGCCTTTTCCGCAAGTAATTGGTCGTACAATTCTTGGGCAAGGTCTTTAGCAACTTGTGTTCCTTTACCTTTTAGTAAATCAAGGGCTGTTGAAATACTATCTTTTATAGCAACTGCGGCGTTCTTTATTGATTCCAGATTCGTACCACCAAACGCACTCACCAATGAAGCAATAAGCCCAAGACCGCTGGTAAGTGCCTGTGGTGCTAAGAGTTTCATTATCGTGTCAATGTTTGCTCTAATTTGGTCGGCTGATGCGGTATATCTTGCTCTGTTATCTTCTCCGCTAAGTGTTGCTATCAACCCGTCCATAAAGGCTTGGGCATTGAGAAGCGACATCGGCTTCAAGGCTTCAATGGTTGTTCGGATTTTATTCACGATTAGTTGCGTTGCTGGACCAACTGTTTCGTTTGCTTGGCGAGTGAACTCTGCGGTTAGAGCATCAACCAAAGCCTTTGCGTTAGTGAACCCTGTGTTGCCTAGGATACTTAGTACATTGGAGATATTAGTTGTTATGTCGTTCATGACCGCGTCAATAAGTTCAAGTCCAAGCGTTGCGCCCAAAGCGAAGTTTTCAGCCATTCCAATAGCAGACTTGTAGAACTTATCGCCCATGTCGGTTGAAAACTGAGAAGCCGTAGCGTTAATATCTTTATAGAGTTTGTTGATAGTTGCTATCTGTTCAGTTCCAGCAAGAGCAAGTGCCGCCGCAGTTTCACCTGCGGCTTCTGGACCTGCGCCAAGAAGTTGTCTGATGTATTCCTGATTCAGCCCACTAGCGAGTAGTTTATTGATGTTTGAACTAAAGGAAACAATATTGGCTAACTTAGCCTGAAGGTTCTTGGTAATCATGTCTACTGCGTTAGTTGACTGTTTGGTTTGACTGATAACTAGACCCGTTGCTGTTTTAGTCACGGTATAAACTGCCGCACTATCCTTTTTGCTGATATCAATTAACGCTAAGGCGAAAGACTTCAATGACTTGTTTAGGTCTGCTGAGAATCCTTGTTGTTCATCCACTAAACTTTGCAAATCTGCCTGTGCTTTTTCTAGAACCTTGACGGCTTTCTGACGACGCTTTGCTAACTCAATGAGACCCACTGTCTGGGCTTCAAAGTAGCGAAGTAACATATCTCTGCCTTCATCTGGCATCTCTGTGAATCGCTTGGTGACTAGAGCCTTTATTTTGTCGTAGGAACTGATAATTGAATCGACACTGGCTTCCGCTCCCGCCATTGCTTTACGCAACTCCGATGGTTCACCGAAAGGAGTAGCGAGTAATTGAGCAATGCTGGCTTGTGCCTCTGCTCTCTCCTCTATGGCATTTTCTAAGTCCGTTAGTGCTTTCTTTATTTTTTCATTGACTTCTTCAATTTTTGCGGAGACCTTGGCATACTCTTCAACAAGAGGTGCGATTTTCTTTTTTACACCATCAAGAACTTTGAACAACTTATCTATTGCTTTTTGGCTTTTAAGCATTTTCGCCTTGGCTTCGAATACGCTAGTCAAGTTGTCTAACGCTTTACCTACGGCGTCCCGCGCCGCTTCAGCGCCATTTTCAAATGATGTAGCAAAGTCACCTTTTATGTATTCGTTGTATTTCTCTACGGCTTCTTTTAAGTTGCGTTTCATCTCTGCAAGTTTTTTGGCAGCGTCTTGTAATTTTTTAGTTTCTTTAGGGTCAATTACTGCCCCCTTCATGGACTCCCCTAATTTGCTGAGGTCGGGCATTGCGGGAGCAGAGGGCTTGGTTACTTCATCTTTTGTCTTTTTTGTTATCTTGGCGTACTTGTCTAAAGTGTTTGCGTAATCTTCAACTTTTTTAGCATTGTCATCGAAAAACTTCCCGACATTGTTGGTCATATTCTTCAAGCCTTCGTAGGCTTTTTTTGCGTCTGGGTTAATAAAGCCAAGAACTTTTAAGAACAATTTTGCAGGACCAGCCACAATATTTGCGAACGCCTCCGCCAAGAAACCGACTACGCGGATTAGAAAGCCGACTACCTTTAATCCAACCTTGCCTACTGCAATTATCATTTTACGGAAAGTTTCTGACCTATCCCACAACATCTTGAACCCAACACCCAAAGCAAGAACGGCGGCAATAATTATTCCTATAGGATTCGTCAAGAACGCTGTTTTAAGTAAATTCATCGCACCTGCAAAACCTTTAGTTGCTCCCGTTGTAGTGTAAGTCCAGAAGGCATACGCTTGCTGGGCTTTCTTTACAATTAACAATGCCTTATTGAACCCAAGTGTCGCTAACACTGCTAACTTTGTAACAACGATATAACTTCCAATTCCTACGACCAGCATAGTGAAAATTACTGCATACTTTTTTACAAAACTGCCAACTACGCCTAATACCTTAATAAAACCAATAACTGCTCCGACTGCTAATTTAAAAGCAGGTATCAAGAAGCCTGTAAATACAGGTTCAAGTACCGATATCACTGCCTCTCCGAAGGTGCGAAGTGAAGCAAGCAAGCCTCCAATAAAAGTCATAAACTTCTCAATGGACTCAGTATTACCAAACTTGGCTTGTAAGTTTTCAATAATAGGAACTAGGGTGCTGGATATAAACATTTGCATTTTCTGCATTACAGGTAGTAATGCCTGACCGAATGCTTGTTTTACGTTATTAATTGAGTTGGACAATTTCACCTGCGCGCCCGCCGCAGTTCCACCTGCAGTTTTAGCGAAGTCTTTGTATGTCGAGTTCAGAACTTGAACGATAGCGGCAGCGCGCTCGGATTCAGTTCCTGATTTAATTTTCTTTTTGGTTTCGGCATCTAGTACAAAACCAACAGCAGTCAAAGACGCAAACTGTCCATTCAACGCTTGGGCTAATCCGTTAGTCATTTGTCGGTACTGGTCTGCCGAAGCCGCCGCACCTTTTTCGGCGACAACGTAGTCCAAGATAGCAGGGGTCAACTCGGCGATAGTTCTGCCATGTAAATCAAAGGTTGCCAACTGTGACTGAACTGTAGTTATATTTGATTCCGTAACAACGGTAGAGGCTTCTAATGCCTTTGCCTGTTGATTCAGGATTTTTATGCCTTCTGCGTTTGCGCCGTTTGTGTTGTGAAGAAGTCTTGCTAGTCGGTCTTGTGCCGCCCCTGCTTCCGTAGCGGCGCGTACTGAATCCCTTAGCAATTTACCAGCAAAGAAACCAGCCGCAGTACCTGCTGCCAATAAACCTACTTTTAGTTTTTTCCCTAAAATATCAGAAGTTTTGGTAGCCGATTTTTCTAATCTATTTGTTGCTTCTTGGGCTTTTGCCATTTCGGCAATAAACTGTGATGAGTCGGCTTTTAGTCGCGCAAGTATTTCTACAACCGAAGCCATCTCATCTCACCTCTAACGTTTCTTTGCCGCCTGTTCCTGCTCCCAAATCCGCAACCGCTCTAGAGTTTCCCACTCCGCCAGTTCATCAGCAGAGATAGGGCGAAAGGCAGGACTGCCGTAAAGTAATTCAGCGACAGTCCGACCTAAACGCTCTGCTAACTCAAAGACGAATCTGCGGTAGCCGTTGCGGAGGAATCTTTTCCCTGCGCGTCAGCCGATTCCTGCGTAAATCCAGATAACCTCATACCAACTTGTGCCAAGCGGTCTAACGCTACGGCAGACTTAGTAAGAAGAACATCGCGGTCAGAAGGTTTGAATATCTGCTCGCCAGTATTATCATCAAACGATGTCGCTATAACAATTTCAGGGTAAACAAATTGGAGATTAACTTCTCCGCCTTGACCTACCGCTTTGTCCATAATACGCGTGCGCTCTGCGCCCGTCATACCACGAACTTCAATGGTTACCCCCCACTCGGGGACTTTCACTTTCTCGCTCGGAATATCTACTGATGCGAGGATTTGGTCTCTAATGGACACGATTTCTCCTTCTTGGGTCTCTGGGACTCGGTTATTTGGATTTATTTAGTTGTATTTTAAGCGTAAGCACCGCGAGTGACTGCACCTGTTATTTGGAACTCTGCTGAATAGGAAACAATGTCACCAATTCCTGCTGAGGTTTCATAAGAGGTCATTAGGCACTCACCTGTGTACTTTGTAAATGTAGATGTTGAACCTTCAGGACCATACTCAAAGGAAACTGAGTCTGACTGTCCTAGTATTGCTGCGAGGTGTGTATCTACTGTTGCGTCAAATGAACCTTCAACGCCAATGGTTTGGTTCTTGAAACCAACTACATAAGTGCGGTCTGCTGAGCCAAATGAGGTTGTCTCTAAAACTTCTGCTTCTCTTGGAAATGAAACAGAGTTGAGGGTATTGCTAATGTCGGTAAGTGTGCCAGCAGAGTTATCCACTTTGAATACTGCGGCTTTACCATGTCTGAATGTAGGCATTTTTTTATCTCCTTGAGAAAGCGATACTGAATGTGACGGAACCTGTACCTGCCGCAGGAGTAACTACTGCTCTCAAATAACGATTTACAGTAGTGCCTGTGGCAACTACTATTCGCTCTGAGGTCTTAGTTCCAATTGCGATAGTTGCAAAAGTGGTTAAATCAGCAAATGTTGAGTTATCAGCAGAGTGTTGAATTTTAGCCACTGTCGTTGTTGAGCGAGTATTAGCAGTAATGTGTAAATGAGCAACTCCGCCATTTGCCGATGAAGCCGAATTATCTACACTTGTGCCTGTTGAGGTAGCGCTTATGGCAGATTTACAACCTAGCCAAACACCATAATCTAACCCACCATTTGCCACCGCTTCGCCCGAAACGGCAACAACATCTGTAAGTGGACTGCTTAGTTCGTAAGATGTTGAGGCGGAGTCCACGAGAATTGCTCGACCCCCAACGCTAGTGCTATCTGATGAAGTACTAATAACTTTATTGGTTGTATTACCCAAGGCTGCTTCCAGTTCCTCATCTACTGCGTCAGCACTTCCATCAAATAACCCTTCGAATGATATAGAACCATCAGAGTGTCCGACTATGTAAGAGCGGTCAGATGAGCCAAATGTTGTTGTCTCAGGAGTCTCAATCGCGTTACTAACAGATATGCTATTTAAATAAGTGGTTAGTTCAATTTCATCAGCGAATAAAACTGTATTTTTACCATGGCGGAATGTAGGCATTATTTCTCCTCAACTGGGCGTTGGAATGGAGTTCCATCTTGAAGAAAACCATCGCCATCACCATCTGTGGCATTAGGGTCAAAAACAACTTTATCTTTTACTTCTTCAACTTTAGCGGTTTTACTTTTACCATCTGCGGATTCAATCAAGCCTTGGTCTAAAAGCCACTTCGCGGATTTTTCAGGAATGTCGGTAACTAACGCGCCTTCTTCGGCGCGCTTATCAGGTGGGTAATCTATACCCGTCAATACGCGGTACGTTGGCATTGTCTCCTCCTTTGGGCAGGAACAACCCCGAACGCTTGACCTCTTGGGTTCTACCACGTTGGGGTCTCTTGGACTCGGTAAACAAACTTTACCACTCTTTGTCAGTTATGCCACGCCACACACTAAAGGATTTGTAAATCTGCAATACGTTTCTTAGGATACATCGCGAATGTTAATATCCCTGCTTCAGCACGTTCGCCTTTCATTTGCTCCCACCATTGCGAACCGCCGTCTAAAGCAGGTGCTTGTAGCCATAAACAACCACCCCAATCTGCCATTCTAAAATGATGGTAGTGACCTGAAACTAGCACATCGCTATCGCCAACTAAGCGCCTTCCAAGCGATTGACCCTCTAGCCATCTTCTCAACTTCGCTTCGGGCGTCGCGCCGCTAACTTTAGCAACGTGCCCGTGTGTTATCCCTAAAATCCAACCCGCTACCTCCGCGGTAATTGAAAGTTGGTCGGTAGGTATAGCGAACTTGATGTGTCCGTAGACTTCGGGGTTGGCTTCAAAAATCTCTGCTACTTGTTCAACTATCGCTAAGTCATCATTGTCATTTAATGTTGTGAAAGATTTGCCACTTGAACTCCTGTTTTCTCCATGGTTTCCCCCAACTGCCATTACTGAAACTTCGGGGAAGTATCCACTCCAACGCACAAGCGCGTCCCGAAGTAAGCGGCGCGCTACCTTAACTTGGTCACGTCTGTCGAGTTCGACGCCGAAAGTTTGTTGTTGATAATGTCCTACACATCCTTCAACTGAGTCGCCTGTCCATAAAATTACCAATCTGCCAATAGGGCGTTTTAGTTTTCTTAGTTCTTTTATTCGGGCTTCAACTGCGTCGATACCTGCGAATATGCGGTGTAGTGTTCCTTTTAGTCCATCTCCATCTGGTTTAGCAATTTGCCAGTCAGCCAATACAACACATAAAGCACCATCACCTAAACTCTGAACTTTTACTTTAGGTTTATGTTTCTTTATCTCATTTTCTAACTCAGTCAAATCCTCCTTAGTGGGACTTTTTATTTCAACAACTCGCCCTTTCCATTGGCGATTCAGAGTTCCAAGTGGGTCACCCCAGACATTGAATAGCACAGGTTCAACCACTTTGAACTTAGCCGGGTCAAGTCCCCAAATACGAAGTATGGCTTCCCAGTTAGGTACTTCTTCAGCGGGAATAGCGGTTGTTGTGACTGTTCCTTCTTTTCCATTCCAACTAACTCCCGCTTTCCACTCTCCCTCGCGCTCGCGCGCGGCTGGAGTTTTAAGTTGACTCTCTGAAGTTTTAAGTAGTTTATCTAACTCATCTTCCATACTCACGGACAAGCACAGCCAGTTCCCGTCACTTTGCGACGGCGGTGTCTGCGTAAAACATCACCACTTACATAGTATCCATTTTTTTTAAGGAGTAAAGATAAATGAGAAGAAAGCACTGCTTCGTTTTCTAAAAGTTCTTGAAGTTTAATTCGTTCGGCTTCGGGTAAACTTTCTAAGATTTTGCGCACTGAGCAAAGTGCTCCGTTGTCTTGTTTTCTCACAACAAAAGAATTTAGTTCATCAAGCAACTTGCTGGTTTGTGGCTTTGCACCTTTGGCAGTTGAGTTTCCATGGTCGTGTAAGGTATTCGGCAAGGATTCTGTTACACCTCCAACATCTTGGCGTTTCGTCACGCTTCTCTCCTCTCGCGTACGGGTCTTTATTGGGCGTATCCAAGTCTACACATCCACAAGACAATCCACGTTGAAGACGACACGCGGTCTTTCGAGATTATCAGCGGAAAGCGTGTAAAGCGACCCAGTTGGTTCAGCGCGTAAAATAGTCACGCCTCCTACTGTGACGTTGATAATTCCAGCGACCAGAGTTCGTAATGTTTGTGCTAAATCACGTGCCGTTGGGTAATCATCGCGCGCCGCGCGAACTGCTACCTGCATATTCGGGCGGTCAATTTCTATGGCTGTTGCTCCGAAGGTCATAGTTGGCGCGCTTCCTTGTGTTTCATAAATTGCTACACAAAGGTCAGGAGTTTCTGGCATTTTGGCTAGAAATAAATTAGTTCCTAATGTGAGCGTAGCATTATTGTTATCAATGTAGGTTCCAAGACCTTCAAGTGCAGTAGGCATTTAAATACCAAGTCCTCTCCGAACATCTGCCAATAGTCTATCGCCCATACCGATTACTTGACGCTTGACGGGGTCTTCCAAATACTTTGCTTTAGTTCCTTCGTTGTGCCGTGCGTCTAAATCTTCGTGAACTATTAACGCGTATTCTGCCGCCGCCCCGCCGTATTTTATTTCGACTACTAAATCTGTACCCATCAAAAA